CGTGGTGAAAATACTATCACAGATTATGTTGATGATAAAATCAACAATCCCCCTTCACAATATAAAACCATATACCCAAACAATAAGGTTATTGAAACTACATCTGGACATACCATTGAAGTAGACGATACGCCCAATTGGGAAAGAATTCGTATTTACCACAAATCAGGAACATTTATAGAAATGCATCCTAATGGTGATACTGTACAGTATAGTAATAATAATAGTTATAGAATTACAACAGCGGATGATAATCTTCGTGTCAAAGGGAACGTAAAGGTATTTGTAGATGGTGATGCAGATATGACTGTGGAGGGGAGTGTAAATCTTGACATTAAGAAACTCGCTACGGTAAACGTACCCACAACAAATTGGACAGGTGATATAAACCTAACAGGTAACATAAACATTGATGGAACATCAACTGCAAGTGGTGATCATGTATCAGCAGGTATTAGTGGCAAGGGTCATACCCATATTGATACTCCAGGAACAGGTGCTGGCACAACAAGTAAACCACAGTAAGATTAAACGTATAAATAGATAGAGTAAGAAATTTGGAGTAAACAATGGCTCTTAGATACCGTGATAATGCCTTTTCAACATTGGAATTAAATACTAACACCTCGATCACAACGATCAAGCCAGTTAGTATTTCATCATTTCCAAATCCAACCCGTGGTGACTTTTCTGCCAATAGTGGTGATTATTTCTATGTATCACTAGAAAAAAGTACAGGCGACACAGAAGTTATCAAAGTAACAGACATTAATGTCAATGCTGGCACATTCACAGCATCGAGAGGATATGGTACTGGTACTCCAAACAGCTTCTCAGCAGGTGATATTATCCAATTGAGAATGACCTCAGCCATTCTTGGAGATCATGTTGCTAATACCTATCTAACCAAGAATTATGATTCTAATGCTAATACAGTTTCAAATACATATCTAACAGCTTATATTGCAAATGCTTTCTCAGGTGTATTTGTAACGAATACTTATATCGAAAATTCATATTTTGATAGAACTGAAACATCAAATACCTTTGCTTCAAAAACCTTTGTATCACAAAATTACTACGATAAATCATCTGGTGTATCCAACACATATTTAAAAACTATTGGTTTCGCATCCAATACGTATGCAGCTTCAAATGCTTACGTTCAAAAATATATGGAAAAAGCCAATACTACTGTATTTCTTGAAAAGGCCAATTCAGTTCCAGCTGTAGGTGGTACGTTCACTGGTACAATCAACACCCGTAGTATTTTTAATACTGCCCATAATACATATGATATTGGTGAAGAAGATAAACGATTCAGAAATATGTATGCTAATAGCGTATTTTCTGTAAGATTGTTTGAAGAGGATTCAGCTAGTGGTAGTCCTCAAAGAGTGGTTTCTAACGCCCATTTGACGTCCACATATTATAGTCAATCATATATCGATACTAATTTCTATACTAATTCCACTGCTGTATCGAATACATACTTGAGTTCTGCATCCTTTTACAATGCTTTATCTAAATCATCCACAAGCTACCATAACTTAAATGCAGGACTTGCAACATCTGGTTTATTGTCAGCAAATGCTACTGGTATTCCTTTTGAAGTAAATAGCGCCGACAACACAGCCCGTAAGATTAGATTTGAAGAATCAGGGACATTGAGAGGTTACATTCGTGTAGATAATACGTATCCGCTCTATGTTGAAGATGGTTCAGGTAACTTTGAATTCTATGTTGAAAACGATGGAGATATGTTTGTTAGAGGTGATATTACTGCATTTGCTTCTGATGAAAGGTTGAAAGATATTACCGGTGGTTTGCCTGATGCCTTAGAAAAAGTTAAATCTCTAACTGGTTTTACATATACATGGAATGATAATGCACCTAAAGATTATGATAGAAATAAAGAGCTAGTTGGTGTATCTGCTCAAGCAGTACAAAGTGTTCTACCACAGATTGTATCCTTAGCCCCATTTGATAAAGATACCGAAACAGGTGGATCTGTATCAGGTGAAAACTATTTAACTTTGAGCTATGAAAAGCTAGTGCCGCTTCTAATTGAAGCAGTGAAAGAGCTTGCAGCAAAAGTAGAAGATTTACAAAACAAATAGTTTGTGATACTTTATAAATACCTTTATGGCTAGGTATTCTAATAACACATTTATAGATATTTCAACGAATCTCGAGATACATCCTACAAAAAAGGATTTATTGGTGATTAAAGACGATGAATCTGTTAAAAGATCAATTAGAAACTTGATCTCTACTAATACCTATGAAAGAGTTTTTGCTCCACAAAAGGGTGGCAATATTATAGCTAACTTGTTTGAAAACATTGATAGGCTAACTCTATCACAAATAGAAATGAGAGTGAGATCTGTAATAGAAAACTTTGAGCCACGAGCAAGGTTGTTGGCTGTAAATGCTACTGCAAGAGGAGCTGATAATTCGATAGCAGTAAACATAGTCTTTAGTGTTTTAGGAAACTCGCGACCAATAAGTTTTGATGTACTATTAGAAAGAGCAAGATAATATGGCTGATGTTAATTCACCTTTAGATATTACAAATCTGGATTTTGATCAGATTAAAACTAACTTAAAATCATTCTTAAAAAACACTAGTGAATTTTCAGATTATGATTTTGAAGGTTCGAATCTTTCAACACTCATAGATTTACTTGCTTATAATACTTATTATAATTCATACTATTTGAATATGGTTGGCAATGAGATGTTTCTTGATACAGCAGTTTTAAGGGAATCTTTACTTTCAAAAACAAAAGAATTAAATTATATTCCTCAATCAGCAATCGCAGCAGCCGCTACAGTTAATTTACTTATTGAATATGATGGAAGCGGAACACAGCCAAACATTATTACTATTCCCAGAAATACTAAGTTTTCAGCTACTGTTGACGGTAAAACTTATTCATTTAATACAGAAACATCGTACGCAGCTTTCCGGGTTGGATCAACAGCACACTACTCTGTTGACAATGTTCGGTTGGTAGAAGGCGAGGCCTTGTCTTTTGTGTATGATGCACATAACTCATCATCACCTCAAAAATATGTAATTCCAAATGATAATGTTGATATTAATCGGCTTCAAGTATTTGTACAGAAATCTGGTTCTAGTTTGGATAGAACAGTTTATAACAAGGCGGATAATTTATTTGGTCTCGATCCAACGAGCCTCGTTTACTTCATACAACCATTTGTTGGTAATCAATATGAAGTAGTTTTTGGTGACGGAGTATTTGGTAAGTCTCTTGAAACAGGTAACATTGTATCGATTGACTATTGTGCAACGGATGGTGACAATGTTAATGGTGCTGATTCATTTACCTTCGCTGATTCGATTCCACAAGTTGCATCAATAACTGCTACAACAGTAACCAAAGCTGATGGTGGCTCATTCGAAGAAACAACAGAATCTATTAGATTTAGAGCACCAAGACACTATGCTACACAATTTAGAGCTGTAACAGCTGCTGACTATAAATCATTAATTGAGCAATCTCATCCTCAATTCAGATCTGTAAGAGTTTATGGCGGTGAAGAGTCAACTCCACCTGAATACGGTAAAGTGTTTATTGCTATTAGACCCGGTCAAACAGAAACATTGGCTGAAACTGAAAAGAACCAAGTACTTAGTTTTCTATCTGACAAAAAAGTTGTATCAGTGACACCTGAAGTTATTGATCCTGAATACATTTACCTTGATTTCAATTATGTTGTAAATTATGATCCAAAACTTACCAGTAAAACAGCAGGTGAATTGGAAGAAACGATACGTCAAGAAATTATCTCTTTCGGCCAAAATAATTTAGGTACATTTGGAAGCTCTCTGCGCGCGTCTAAATTTGCTGCCCAAATTGATAATGTTGATAGATCAATTCTAGGTTCAACAGGAACATTCAATGTTGCTAAAAGAATAACACCGTTGAACAATATTCAGCAATCATTTAATCTGAAATTTAGCAATCCAATTAGAGCATTTGATTCGGGCCATGAAAGACACGCTGGGCACAGCCCATCTGTATTCAGTACTCAGTTTAATGTAAGATATCCCGCTAATGCTCAAGGATCAGTTATACCAGCATTTATTCAAGATGATGGTAACGGTGTTCTTTATGTTTACACAAATTCAAATCTTGGAAGTGGTCAAACTATTCTTCAATCTAATGCCGGTACAGTTGACTATGTTACAGGAGAGGTGAATATACAAAATGTATGGTTTGTTGATTATCCCTTAGAAACTGGATTGGAGATTAGAGCATTCCTACAATCTTTTGACGTTACACCTTTTGGAAATCAAATTCTTCTAGTTGATGAAGCAGGATTAGAAGTAACTGCAATACCTGAAAAGACAGCTAGTGTATAATGCCCGGAAAAACATATTATAGAAAATTTAGAGATGGTGAAGCGCATAGATTCACAAGAGATCTGATTCATAATCAGATCCCATCATTCTATGTTGAAGATGGTCCAAAACTAATTGAACTTCTTCAGCAATATTATACATTTATGCATAAAAATGGTAATGCCGAAGCAGTTGGTAAAAACTTAATTAAGTTAAACGATATTGACGAGCTTACCGATTTTTATAATCAATATCTTGAAGATTCTAAAACTGGAAACGAACCAGCAAACACCTCTATTACAACAGCAGCTGCCAATCTTATAACTAATGTAGAAAATCTCTATAAGTCAAATTATTTGTTAAACTTTCCAACCAATATGGTTAGTTTTGAACATCTAGTAAAAAATGTACTTTCTATCTACAGAGCCAAGGGTAGTGAGAGAGCATTTGAAACCCTAATGAGGGGTATCTATAATATACAAACTGAAATATCATATCCCTTTGAACGAACAATAAAGGCTTCAGATGGTGTTTATCAATATGATGCGTATGTTCAAACAGTATATGATGAACGTATAATAGATTTTAAGGATACATTTATAACTGGTCAAGAGGGTGGTGCAAGAGCCTTTGTTGAAGATATTGTAGTTAGAGTTGTTAAAGGTAAAATTATTGCACAGTTAATTATTAGTAAATCTAGTTTGACGGGTATCTTTAGACATAATGAAATTATAACTTCAAGTGGAACATCAACATTTGGGCCTAGGATTATTGCCGGTATTAGAGAAATCAATTTAACTTCAAATGGTTCTAATTATATAGTAGGCGATAAGGTTAATATTTTGGGCGATGGTCTGGGTGGCATTGCAATCATTACAGAAGTAGAAGGATTTGCTGGTCAGGTAAGATTTACTTTAAACAATGGGGGTAGTGGTTATCAGATTAGTGATGATATAATCGTTACTGGTCCAACAAGTGGTACTGAAGCGAGTGCAAGAATTGGTTCTTTAAAAGATTTAGAAGTAATTAATATTGCGTTGGATAGGGTGGGTGCTCTTGCTTCTAACTCACAGATAACGTTAAATCAGGGCCCAACTTTTCACACAAATACAAATATCAATGCTGTAAGTGTATTTACAAACTCCCCTATTGCAGGACCTGCGCTAGCCGGAGGGGTTAGAGCAAATTGGATAGCTAGCTCTAATGATGTACATCTTTCAACATCTATTGCTAATAATACAATTATCAATGGTGCAATCATAACTATTGGTAATACGTCTATTGTTCACAATGAGCAATTGAAAGTACATGATTTCTTCCCAGGAAACAATACTATCAGATTTACGTCTCAAACATCTTTTCCTGCTTCAAATTCAACTGGTCATGTTAGGATATATGCTGCAAACAGTGTGTATAGACTAAGTGCTAACATGGCTAGCGCAAATATTAGTAGTAAGATAAATGCATCATTTGCTAATACATCTAAGACATTTGGTTCTATTTCTACATTAATAGTAAGCGAAACTGGTAGTGGATATACTATTTCCCCAACAGCAACTGTTACAAGTCCAGACGTGTCAGCATTGAATATACCGGATGGATTTGGTGGATTTAAAGGTAGGAATGCAGTCATTGATACTGAGATTGTTCGTGATGCGGTCATTACTAAGGTTCTAGTTGATGATCATGGTTTGGGATATACCAATACGACAATATCATTATCAAATCCAAGAGGAGGTACGTCTGCTATTGGTACTTTTGTTATTGGTGGAACAGGCAATTCAGCCGCGGCTTATACAGATGTTAGAGGCTTCCTATCAGAAAACCAAAAGATACAAGATTCATTCTTCTATCAGGCATTCTCTTATGAAGCAATAACAAACAGATCATTCGATGAATATGAAAAAACTATGATATCATTGACACACCCGGCCGGCTCTAAATTGTTTGGTAGGTTTAGGGCAGAAGCAATAGCCAATGCAACTCCTTCAATGATTATTGATATTACACAAGCAGAAACAACCTCTAGCATCAAGAGTGCTGCTATGTTAGGTCTTGGAACACTTGGAACCTTCAGATTGAACGAAACGGCCTTCTAGTTTAGGTATAAATAATTAATATAATAAAGAGAAAATAATGGGCGAAAGAATTTATCAAAAGCTAAGAAGACATTTAGCTGAACAAGTATTAGAATCTATTACTGAAGCTAGTAATAATGCCTACTATATTGTTCTTGCTAGAACAAAACCTTTCAATACTACTGATGATGGTGGTACTGATGCTTCGCCTCCTGATCCAGAAAAAACAGATCATTATCTTCAACATAGATATTCTGAAGAGTTTATCTCTGGTAAGCTAGTTACTAGCGGTAATGCTTCAATGGCTGTCAAAAGATATAATTGGAACATTAATACTGTTTTTCAACAGTATGATCATACATTAGCCGATTTATACGAATCAAACTTTTATGTTTTAACAGAAGATGATAATATCTATAAGTGTTTGTATAATAATAATGGTGCTAATAGCAGTATAAAACCTACCGGTACTTCTACAACAGCTTTCACAACTAGTGATGGTTATACCTGGAAATACATGGCAACATTGACTTCATCACAAAAAGAAAAGTTCTTAACACAAAACTTTATGCCTGTCAATTATTTAAATACAGACGATGGTAGTGCCCAATTTGATGTTCAATCAGCTGCTGTTGATGGTGCTTTAGATGTCATTAATATTACTGCAGGTGGAACTGGATATAGAGCTTATAATAGTGGTACAATTACAGCTGTTGTAAACTCTACAGCTGTACAGCTAGCAACAACAGCTAATACATCAGCAAAAGACTTTTATACTGGATCAGCTTTTTATACACAAGGCGGAACTGGTGCAGGTCAATTGAGAAGAATTACAGAATATATTGCTTCTTCTAGGACTTGTGTTGTAAATAGTGCATTCACACCTTCTTTAAGTGCTACAGTTAGTCCGACACAATATAAAATTAGTCCACTAGTAACTATTACATCACCGAAAGGAACTGGTGCCTTAGTTATTTCTGATGTTGATGTAACAGGTAATACTATTAGTAACGTAACTGTAATCACTGCTGGATCTGGGTATGGGCGTGCTAATGCTACTATTACAGCTAACACAATTCATGGCAGTGGTGCAACCCTCAAGGTTTTAATACCACCTAGAGGAGGCCACGGCAATAACATTATTAATGAGCTTGGTGCTGATAAAGTCATTCTTCATACTGCTTTTGTTGGTAGTGAATCTAATACTGTTCCAGTTGGTACATCATTTAGAAAGATAGCTGTTGTCAAGGATCCATTATTTGCTAATGGTACACAATCAAATTCTACATCAATAACAAATATTCAATATACTGTTAGACTAAAACATACAAGCGGTGTTGGTTTTGCTTTGAACGAAATGATTGCTGGTGCAGCAACTGGTTCAGAAGGTCGAGTAGTAGCTGCAAATAATACTCATACCATATTAAATTATGTACAAGGAACATTTGCAATTGGTGAACAGCTTGTAGGTAACACTTCAGTTGCATTTGAACCTATTGTAAGTGAGGTTAATGCTTCAGACATGATAAATAACTCAGGTGACCTTTTATATGTACAGACTATCAGACCAGTTACAAGAACTGCAGGTCAAACAGAAGATATTAAAATTATTTTGGATTTCTAGGATAAACAATGCCCATTAAAACAGATCTCAATGTAAACCCCTATTTCGATGACTTCAATGAAGAAAAGTTGTTTCATCGCATTTTGTTTAAACCAGGGGTTGCCATTCAAGCAAGAGAGCTAACGCAAATACAAACCATTCTTCAGAATCAAGTCGAAAGATTTGGTAATTTTGTATTTCAAGATGGATCAATTGTTGTAGGGTGTAACTTTCAATATGATGATAATGTCAAATTTGTAAAACTACGAGATCAAAACAAAGCTGGTATAGATGTTAACGTTGATAATTTCTTATCTGCAAATGCTATCGTGTTTAGTAACACAACAGGTGCTTCAGCTAAAGTTGTCTCTGTGGCATCAGGTTCTGAAGTAACATCTCCAGATCTAAAAACATTGTTTGTTAAATATATTGATGGTGGTAGCAATAATACTATCAAGGAATTTAGTGCTGGCGAAGAGCTATATGGTATCTTTTCTAATGGTACACAATTTCAAGCAAATGTTGCCTCATCAAGTGCAACTGGATCAGCAGCTAAGTTTGGTGTAGGTGATGGTATCATCTATTCTAAGGGTCATTTTATCCAAGTTGCAAACCAATCGATTATTCTTTCAAAATATAATAAAACTCCTTCATTTGAAGTAGGGTTT